ACTGACTACGACACAACCGGCATTGCCACAGTATCAACTTCATTTGCGGAGGTAAACGCCTGATGGCTGACAGCAATATTTCCACTTACGAAAATAGCACTCAGGACGGACAGCCGCTTGAGTGCTATAAATTTGAATATGCAGATAGCACATATCAATATACTTCAAATCGCTTTGATGTGGCGCTAACAGTCGATAATGACGGCGAAACTGGCACAGAAACCTATACGGCTACCCATATTAAACGCAATAATGTTAAGCCGTCCAGCCAGGGCGAATCTTCTTCTGTGATAGTTACGGTTGATAAAGACAATGCGGTGGCAGCACTGTTCAAAAGTTCGCCGCCGGATAGTCCTGTGACACTAAATATTTTTCGACTCCATGAGCAGGATCACGCCGCTTATGACACTGTTTTTGTCGGAGAGATAACCCAGGCCGCATTTAAAGACTCTGAATGTGAATTGACTGTTGTAATGGAAAACTGGTTAAAGAGGAAACTGCCGAATTTTACCCGGCAGTTTTTTTGTTGCAATGTTATTTTTGATACTTCCTGCCGGTTGGTTAAAGCCAATTATGCTAAAGAAATCTACATTGACGGCATTAGCAGGTTGACGATCACAGCCGATTTATCTGGTTATGCTGATGATTATTTTGCTGGCGGGCTGCTCTATTATAACGGCAATGTAAGGATGCTTAGTGACAGCACATCGACAACTTTAACCCTGCGCTATCCGTTTCCAACTACTCCTATGGGCAATGTGACTATATATCCTGGTTGTGACCACTTATTTAAAACCTGTGCAAACAGGTACGGAAATACCTTGAATTTTACCGGATGCCCTTATGTACCGCCTGAATTTAGCAATGACGATAAAGTGGGTAGCGGGGTATATTGGGTAGATTCTTCAATTGTGCAGCGGGACACAGACGGCTATGTCGGCACAATTTCGCTTTAAGGGGGCAACAATATGGCATTAAATAAATGGGTAGGCTGGGGGTTAACAACCCTTTTATCTTATTTTTTAAATCAAAGCGATAGCGACACTGACGCTGATCCGTCCGAATTAAGCGCCGAAGCTGCCGAACTTGGAACACCCGTACCGGTAGTAATGGGCAGGCAAATAGTAAAAAGTCCCTTAACTATTTATTATGGAGATTTTAGCTCTAAAGCCTACACAGAAAGTTATTCTGCTTGGGCTGAATTTGATGGTTGGGCGTTAGTATTAAGCTTAATTGCGGCTTATATAAGTACGCCTGTTACTGGACACCTTGTTACTACTACTACAACTACCACTGGTGGAAACTCAGCAGGTATAGTAAAAGGAACTGGCACAACAACTGGTACTGTTAAAGATGATACAACCGGCAGCTTACTCAATTCTTTGTTTATGTGGCTGCTATCCACACTGATAAATGGGCGCTTGCTTAAAACCACCATCCAGAAGGGTTTTAAGTATTACCTGGGCTATCAGATGCTAGTTTGCTGTTCTGGTGAGAATATGCGTTTACGGGGCTTGTATATCGGCTATGATAAAAATAGTGATGATGATAATAATGGCCCTGTGTGGACAGGTGACGAGTCGCGGGAAAACCATCTTACCGCGCCTTATGTTATTAGTGTCGATAATGAGGATTTGTTCGGCGGCGCTGATGAAAACGGTGGCTTCGTCGGGGATATTCGGGTATATTTAGGAGGCGCTTCACAACCGGCAGACTCCTGGATGATTGAGCAAATGAGTGCTGATTCTGTAGCTGAAAGCCTCAGAGGATTAACACCGGCATACCGGCCTTTTGTGAGCATAGTTGTGCCTACGGCCTATGTCGGTAAGCAAGCCCAAATACCGAATATGTATGTTGATGTGCAATTTATTCCTAACCGACTGGGGCTTGGCGGTATTGGCGATAATGACGCTAACCCGATGGAAGCAATTTACGAAATGGTAGTAAATGATGAATGGGGATTGGGCCGTGATCCTGCGCTGCTTAATGTTGATTCGATGATTACCTGCGGCAAAACACTGGCTACCGAGGGGCTTGGTGTAAGCATTAAGCTAACGAGCCGGACAGAAGTTAAAAGCATTATTGATAATATCTGCGACCATGTTGATATGGTGCGCTATATTGAGCCTACAACTGGCAAGCTTACATTTCAACTTATTCGGGATGATTACGACATTGACACGCTGCCGGTGCTTGACAAATCTATTGTTAGCGAAATTGAATATACTCGAGTAGTTTGGTCTAGCTCAAATGGGGAGATTGTCGCTAAGTATTCGGATAGTTCGTCTTTGTACGAAACAAGCACCGTGTCAGACAACGATCCTGCTATTATCGAGGCCAACAATGGTGATCGCAACTCTGACGATGTGGACTATACCTATTTCACGACTTCGGCAAATGCGGCTTGGGCTGCTAATCGGGAATTGAGGGAAAAGGGCTATCCGCTTGCCGCTGTGAAGTTAGTCTGCAATCGTAAAGCTTCCGCGTATCGCCCTGGTGATGTGTTTAAATTGACCTGGGAACCTTACGGAATAAGCAATATGGTTATGCGGGTTACAAGTGTAGACCTGGGCGACTTTGTTACCGGCGAAATCACGATTGAGGCTATGGAGGACGTTTTTGGAGTAGGGCAAACATCGTATACTGCCAGTGATACAACGTCCTGGACAACGACAAAAACCTACCCGACAGGCGTACAGCTATTCCGGTATTTTGAAATGCCGTGGGAGATATTGCAGACAAAGGATAGCTATGTTTATGCGACTGCTGTATTGCCAGACAATGATACTGTTAAATGGAATACCTGGCGGTATCGTGATTTGACCTGGACAAAGACAAACAGTATGACGAAATGGACTCCTGCCGGGCAGCTTGTCGGATCGGTTGCTGAGGATGGCGAGGCAGAAGATACTACCGGCTTTGAAGTGATCGACATAAATGGTGATGTATTGGAACTGGCAGAAAGGAAAACAGAATCCGGCATAGCATTAGCCCGTAATGGTTCCCGGCTATTGATGATTAATAATGAACTTATGGCCTGGGGAACATTGACACAGCTTGCAAACGGTAATTTCAAAGTATCAAACATAATAAGGTCAACATATGACACTGTTTCCGCTGCTCATGCAGCCGGTGATACAGTGTATTTTCTTGATTGGGGTTATTATTCTAATGTCACTACTGGTGGGGCCGTATGTGCGAAAGGTAAGACCACAACCGAAAAGTACAATATCACAACGGCTTCTGCTGATAGCGAAGAAGATTTTAGCGACACGAAAGTAACTTCGCTAACAACGGTAAGGCGGGCAGAACGCCCCACGCCTCCCGGTAGGATCAGAATGACAAGCCACTTAAACAATGATATATCCCGGCTTACTAAAGCGGCAGGTAATCTTACTTTAGTCTGGGCTAACCGAAACAAAAGCACTTCTAACGGTTGCGTATCGCAAGAGGACACCGTTGATTATTACAGCGGGGAAAGCATAGCAGCGCCGGTGGGCTTACAAACCATTGTCAGGGCTTACCTAGGCAGCACAATGATCCATGAGGAAACTTTGTCGCAAACAGTAGATGAAGATAACCCGTTAAATCCTACCACGCCAACAGATTTTACTTATACCTGGGCGCAGCGATGCTTGGATAGTACCGACTTCAGCCAGGACACTATTTTGACACTGACGGCAAAACTAAACGATTTGGAGTCCTACCAATACCAAAGCCGGATAGTGGAATGGAAACCGCCGTATATCGTGGATGCTTGCGCTACTGAAGATGATGCAAAGACGCTGTTAGCTAGTATTTATAGTGAAAATGGGATTATTCTCACCTTTGGCGACAAAACATTGACTAATGCGGTTGCTCTTAAAGATATGCCTTTAATTATCTTAGGTACAGTCAATGATACCGAAACAACCGGGGCCATATTATCGCAAGCTGGCAAGTGGGTAGTACCAAACGGAACGGCTTTAGCGATTACCGGCGCTGATACTTACGACACCGTAACCTTGGCAAATGGCTATATCGCGTTAACGTACTTCGATACCGATAACCCCGGCGATTTGTTTGCCTATCAGTTCGACGGGACGCTATTTAATAAAATTGCTGTACCTGCATTATAAAGGGGGGTGATTAAATGTCAAGCCAAACTGCAAACATCAAGCTTTACCTGATTGACGGTGAAGATAAAGTCAGCAAACAAGTATTCAATGATAATACAAACATCATCGAGGCTAAACTGACCGAACTTGAAGCCGGGCAAACCGAAGATATTACCGCTTTAGAAACAAGGGTAACAACGGCAGAAACAGCACTTACATCGAACACAACAAAAATTGCTACAAATACCACAAAAATTACAACCAACACTACTAATATTGCTACTAATACAGCAGACATTGAGGCATTAGAAACAAGGCTTACCGATGACGAAACTAATATAAGCACCAATGCAAGCGACATTGATGCCTTAGAAACCCGAATGACAACGGCAGAGGGTAATATCACAACTAATACCAACAACATTGCCACCAACGCCACTAATATTACTGCTTTGCAAGAAAGCGTAACTACCTTGCTTGCAAAGAAAGTAGAAAAGGCACTTGTATTCCTAAGCGCAGATTATGAGATTTGTTATCCTTGGGCCGGTACAGCTACTAAAATAACGATTAGCCTTAAAACAGTCAGAACGATAGATTTTCAATTTGAAGTACAGCGGCAATCTGTTTCCGATTATGCTGCACAGGCCGCTAATTGGGTTAAAATCGGATCTCAAACATTCAATATAACTGCAGGCTCGGTATCAGGTGAATATGCCGTTAGTACCGCTATAAGTGCAGGTGATGTGATAAGATTCTATACTTCGGGTGATGATTCCGATTTATCAGTAATGTTATTTATTCAGAATGATTAAAAATAGTTTTAAAATATTTAAAAATAATATTAAATCATTGGAGGGAAATTAAAAATGGCAGTTCCGACAGATTATATTTTTACTTCAGGCACGTGTTTAAAGAGTGAGGTCTATCAATTGATTATTGATAAGCTGGTAGCTGCAGGCTGGACAAATGTTTCGTCTCTAGCTTCCAGCGATTTTGTTGTTTTAACATCCACTGGGAATACAGGTGATAAAGCATTAGTTTTAAACGTAAGAGACACAAATGCGGCAGCTGCTAACTCAGTAGTAAGCACAGATTACAATGTAATGTCTTACAGGCTGCAAGACACATATACCGCTGGTACTTCTGGCGTAGCAGGAACCTTTGGACGGTCTTC